GGTGGTGGTGCGGCACTTCCAGTGGAAGGGCGGGAAGGGGGTGTGCGCTCCCTGGACACCGGTGGGATTGCCCTGGGCGTCACGGACGATCTGGGACTCCTTGACCCAGGGGGCAAGGGCTTTAATGTGCTCGCGGGCCGCCTCCAGGCCTTCTTTTTCCATGTCGATAGCCAGAAGCTGGTCGCGCACCTGAAGGGCGACATCCAGGGGATAGATTTTATTGGCACCGACCAGGGCGCGGCAGATTTCAGAGGTTTTATCATCCATGGGATTGACGAGGCGGTAGTATTTGGCGCCGGCCTTTTCGTAGCCAGCGAGCCGCCCCATTTCGCGCACGCGGAGGGCGGTGTGCTCGGCGAGTCCCTGCCAATAGTGGCTGGATTGCTCCCCGAGGTGCTGAAACTGCTCCTTCAGGGCCTCGGCAAGCTGGGCGCGGGTATGCCCCTGCACGACGGCGTTGTGGAGGGTGGCGCGGAACTTGGC